GACGGCAAAAGTATCACCCCCGATGATGTGCGTCCGATGCTTGAGCAGATGGTGAAAGAGGCCGTAAGCCATATCCCTGCTCCGCGTGATGGTCGTGATTACGATCCGGAAGTACTGAAGCAGGCGGTTCTGGAGGCGGTGAATGCCCTTCCGGCTCCGCAGGACGGGCGTGATGCCACGGCACTGGAAGTGCTCCCCGCTATTGACGATCAAAAATCCTTTCCCCGGGGCACGTATGCCACACACCTGGGTGGACTCTGGCGGGCGTATGAAAAAACGCACGGGATGCGGGGATGGGAATGCCTGGTTGACGGGGTGGCGGATATCGACGTCAGCATGACGGATGAGCGGTTGTTCTCTGTGGTGATCCGGCAGAGCAGTGGCCAGTGTACGGAAAAAACATTTTCCCTGCCGGTGATGCTCTACCGCGGTGTGTTCAGAGCCGGTGAAACCTACCACCCCGGCGATACGGTGACGTGGGGGGGCTCGCTGTGGCACTGCAACAGTATGACCGGTGATAAACCCGGAGAAGCTCATTCATCAGGCTGGACCCTGGCTGCAAAACGTGGACGGGATGCAGGAGGCGGAAAATGACGGCATTACTGACACTGGAAGAGATCAAGGCACATCTGCGTGTTGACCATGACGCGGATGATGACATGCTGATGGACAAGGTTCGTCAGGCTACCGCCGTGCTGCTGGCCTACATTCAGGGCAGCCGGGATAAAGTGATTCGTGAGGACGGTGAGCTGATCCCGGGCGAGGCATTAACCCGGATGAAGGGGGCTGCCATGCGACTGACCGGGATGCTGTACCGGAATCCGGATCTTGCTGAGCGGGAAGACCTCGTGCAGGGGGAACTGCCGTTTTCTGTGTCCGTGCTGATTTACGATTTGCGTTGTCCGACGGTGTTATGAGGAGGGAGGAATGGCAATATCTGCAGGTCGTCTGACACAGATGATAAGTGTTCTGAACCCGGTGTTAACCCGTAATGCTGCCGGAGAAATGACGGAAGAATGGGTGTCATGCGGGAAAATTCATGCGGATATCCGTGGCAGGAGCAGCCGGGAGCGGATGCAGTCTGGTGCGGAAATGGCGCAGGCGGAAATCCGCATCTGGGTGCGCGGTCAGTCCGGTCGGGAAATCACGGCAGCGTCACGACTTCATGTGCTGAGTGGTCCCTGGCGTGACCGGATCCTGAACGTTGTCGGGCTGCCCGTGCCGGATGCGACCGGCGGACGTCTGGAAATTCTCTGTCGGCTGGGAGGTGAAAAATGATCGAAACCCTGCTGGATTTTTCGGGGCTGGAGGACATCAGCCGCGATTTGCAGCTTCTCAGTGGTGCAGAAAATAACCGGGTGCTGCGTGAGGCAACCCGTGCGGGTGCGAATGTGCTGAAAGAAGAAGTGGTGTCACGGGCACCGGTACGCAGGGGAAAACTGCGCCGCAATGTGGTGGTCCTTTCCCGGCGCTCCCGCGATGGCGGGATGGAATCCGGTGTGCATATCCGGGGTGTTAATCCGGACACCGGTAACAGCGATAACACCATGAAGGCGGATAACCCGCGCAACGCTTTCTACTGGCGGTTTGTGGAAATGGGGACCGTGAATATGCCACCGCACCCGTTTGTGCGTCCGGCGTTTGATGTGCGCAGTGAACAGGCAGCGCAAGTGGCGATTGCTCGGATGAACCGGGCCATTGATGAGGTACTGAGACGATGACGGAGGCGGATTTGTATCCTCATCTGGCGCATCTTGCCGGCGGGCAGGTGTACCCGTATGTGGTCCCCCTGCTGGATGGCAGGCCGTCGGTGGCGCTTCCGTGGGTGGTTTTCAGCCTGATTTCATCGGTGTCTGCGGACGTGATGGGCGGGCAGGCGGAGTCCTCAGTGTCGGTGCAGATAGACGTTTATGCCGGGACTGTGACGCAGGCGCGTCAGATACGTCAGGACGCCCGTGAAGCCATAATGCTGCTGGCCCCGGGATCCGTCAGTGAAATGCAGGACTATATTCCGGAAAACCGCTGTTACCGTGCAACCCTGGAGTTTCAGGTCACGGTGTGACTTTTTCTTTTTTCTACAAAACCCATACCCCGCCGCGTGCGGGTTTTTTATTATCAGGAGGCAGAATGTCTGCTTTGTATGAACGCTCACAGCTGACGCAGGTGATGATTTCATCTGCCCCGGCGACTGCTGAAACTATGGATAAGGCGGAATATCTGCGCCTGGACTGCACCATCAAGGAAGTCCAGTTCACCGCCGGTCAGAAACAGGATATTGATGTGACCACGCTCTGCTCCACAGAGCAGGAGAACATCAACGGTCTGGGGGCGTCGTCCGAGATTTCCATGTCGGGTAATTTTTATCTGAATCAGGCCCAGAACGCCCTGCGTGATGCCTATGACAATGACACGGTGTATGCGTTTAAGGTGCAGTTTCCGTCCGGTAAGGGCTTTAAGTTCCTGGCGGAAGTGCGTCAGCACACCTGGTCATCCGGTACCAACGGCGTGGTGGCTGCAACGTTTTCACTTCGCCTGAAGGGTAAACCGGTGTCCTATGTGGTACCGCTGGCGTTTGTGAAAAATCTGGAGAAGACACTTACCGTGAATACCGGTGCGCTGCTGACAATGTCAGTCAGTGTCAACGGGGGAACGCCGCCTTATAAACACGCCTGGAAGAAGGATGGTCAGCCGGTAGAGGGACAGACTACTGACACTTTCAGTAAAGCCAATACGCAGTCAGGTGATAAGGGGGCTTATACCTGCGAGGTAACGGATTCTGCAGAACAGCCGCAGAGCATTACCTCTGATGCGTGTACAGTAACGGTTAATGGTGCGGGCGGATAAGGCTTATGGCAAAAGATCTGAAAACACTGGCGCTGGCCAGACTGTCGGGGTTCCGTCATAAAACGGTGAAGGTGCCGGAATGGAGAAATGTCAGCGTGGTGCTGCGGGAGCCTTCGGCAGAGGCCTGGTATCTGTGGCGGGAAGTGCTCAATGGTGATGGAGAGGATGACGATACCCTGTCGGTGGTGGCGAAAACCCGCCGTAACCTGGAAGCGGATGTGACGCTGTTCTGCGATGTCCTGTGTGATACTGACCTGCAACGGGTGTTCACTCCGGACGACCGTGAGCAGGTGCTGGCCGTCTATGGTCCGGTACATGCCCGGTTGCTGCGTCAGGCACTGGAACTGATCGCTGATGCAGAGTCGGCCAGAAAAAAGTAGCCCGCCCGGAAATTCGCTTTCTGATGCGACTTGCGCTCCGTCTGGGGCGCACCTTATCCGAACTGCGGCACAGCCTGAGTGCGAGCGAGGCGATGATGTGGATGGAGTTTGACAGGGTGTCCCCGCTGGGTGATGAGCGCGGGGATATCCGTAATGCACAGATCGTGAAAGCGGTTTTCGGGGCACAGGGGATGAATGTTGCACTGAAGGACGCCATGCTCTGCTGGGGCGAGGATGAGGATAAGCCGGAGGTGGATCCGTTTGCGGCGCTGGAAGACGCGCTGAGCTTTGCAGCACAGTCATGAATGATGAGAACCGCTGAGGCGGTTTTTTTACGCCCGGAGAAAGGTGAATGGCGACGTTACGTGAACTGATTATCAAAATTTCGGCAAATTCGCAGTCATTCCAGTCGGAGATCCAGCGGGCGTCCCGTATGGGCAGTGAATATTACCGGACCCTGCAGAATGGCGGGCGTCAGGCCGCTGCGGCAGCCCGGGAGCAGCGACGTGCCCTGGCAGAACTGAACAGCCAGTTGACGGAAATTCGCAGTTCTGCTGTCGGAATGGCTGGCGCATTTGCCGGTGCCTTTGCCACCGGACACCTGATTTCACTGGCGGATGAGTGGAGTTCCGTGAATGCCCGTCTGAAACAGGCGTCGCAGTCATCTGATGAATTTTCGTCATCACAGAAAGTGCTGATGGATATCAGCCAGCGGACAGGCACCGCATTTTCGGATAATGCGGCCCTGTTTGCCCGCTCAGCCGCCTCAATGCGTGAATATGGTTACAGTGCTGATGATGTGCTGAAGGTGACGGAGGCCATTTCGACAGGGCTGAAAATCTCCGGTGCCAGTACGGCAGAGGCGGGCTCGGTGATCACCCAGTTCAGCCAGGCGCTGGCGCAGGGTGTATTGCGTGGTGAGGAGTTTAATTCGGTCAATGAAAGTGGTGACCGGATCGTACGTGCACTGGCTGCGGGTATGGGCGTGGCCCGTAAAGATCTGAAGGCAATGGCGGATGACGGAAAACTGACAGCGGATAAAGTGGTCCCCGCGTTAATCAGCCAGCTGGGGATATTACGTGATGAATATGCGGCCATGCCGGAAACGGTTTCCAGTAGTATCACGAAGGTGGAAAACGCCTTTATGGCCTGGGTGGGCGGTGCGAATGAGGCCAGCGGGGTGACGAAAACGCTCTCCGGCGTGCTGAACGGTGTTGCCGGACAGATTGATAATGTGGCAACAGCCGTGGGGGCACTGGTTGCCGTCGGGGTTGCCCGGTACTTTGGCAATATGGCCTCCGGAGCGATGTCTGCCACGGCAGGACTTGTGACGGCTGCACGTAATGAAGTTGCACTGGCGGAAGCACAGTTCAGGGGAACGCAGATTGCCAC